TGTAGTGGTGTCCCCGCCAGTGATCATGCCACAATATTCTGTCATCATTTCTTTGGCGGGTTTTGAATAATCCACAATGTGTGTACAGTGTGGACAAATTTTGTTTATTAGTGTGCATACGTCAAACATCTATAATCTGTTTAAACACCCTGTAGGGCGGGGAAAAGGTGTTGGTAAAGAGAGATAAAAACCAACACTGAAACACCCCGCCCATTTAATCAGATTCTGATATGCAGAGTAAATCACTTGCCAACAATAGCGTAGGTTTGGACTAAACTTTCAATATAGTCACTGGCTTGCTGTTTAGTCAATTCAGCTACGTTTAAGCTTTCAAGTTTAACATCTTTTTCAATCTTAGTCAAAGCCTGTAAACCTTTTTCATTGCCAAGCTTCTTCATAAAATCTTCCCTTAGCTTCATGATGTAGTTCTGCTGACTAGCGGTTGATTTATGACCGCCTGTCTTCATGTTTGGTTTATGACCAGTAATTACAGTTCCATTTGCAACCTTTTTAGGTATTGCCTTTTGCACAGGTTTTGCACTATCTGTGGATAAGTCCTGTGGTAGGTCTTCACCTGCATAGATATAAAGACCAAGACCATGTAAGCTAATTGCTTTTGTTAAACAGCGCATGATAGCTGTATTAACATCAAAAGCATTTGGTTCTTTGATAGTGTTGTTTCTGTTATCTAAAACAGGGTGAACTTGCGTTCTTTCAACACCTTCAACAGTTACAGTAACCTGAACAAAACATCCTGCTTTTGTCTGCATATAAGGCTGTCTGCAACCATCTACACCCCATTTGTGAACTTCCCAACTTGCAGTAGGGTATCTGCTTAAAAGCTCATTTACAGCCCATGCCCATGACAGGTAAGTAAACATGCCTTTCTTTTCAGCGTATGCACCAACATCAACCTTAGAAAGGTTTTCAAATACGCTTGCTATTTTTTTCTTTGCTTCTGCCATTTTCCTTCCTTTTCTTTTTTGAAGATTTTTTAGCAGGCTTACTGCTTGCCATAATTTCTTCCATTAAATTAAAGATAGCCTTCTGGTGTTTAGTCAGCATTGGCTTCAACCATTCTTAAAACTTCTTTCCTGCGGATTCCTAACGCATTGGCACAGTCTTCTATTTGTTGAAACTGCCATGTGCGCTTGTTGTTGATCAGCAAAGAAAGTAGTGATTCTGAAACACCCATTTTTTTACTAAGCCATTTTTGCTTAATACCATAACTGTCCAAAAACTCAGACAGTGTTTCTGGGGTGCTTACCTTCTTGTAAAATAGTACCATTATCCTTCCTTTTATTATTAATAATGTCCTTTTCTTTTTGTGCAATAATTTGTTTGAATTGCTTTATTCTTAACTGCACAACTTCCATTTCAAGTTTTACAAATTGTTGTTCATCTTCAGGAAAGTCTTTAAAAGCCATTCCATAGTTTTCTTCAAGCTTCAACAGTTCTTTTAAAAGCTTTTTAATATCTTTCAATACTGACTTGGTTTCTCTAACTGTATTTTCAGCCATGTTTTCCTTTTCTTTTTTTATTATTGCAATCATCTAAGTCCTGCAAACCTCAAGAAGTTTTTAACACATCTGTCTGCTTCTTTTTTTTGTCTTGCCTTGCGTTCCTTTTCCTTTCTTTCAATTTCATCATTGTACATTTTCAAACATACTTCATTGAAGGTTACACAATTATAATTTTTAGCATCAACTAAATCAATCAACTTTTGTATGTATTTGTTTGCAACAGACTTAACATGGTTCAAGTTGTTTGCAGAGTAAGTTGCACAATCATCATAACCCCACATCTCTAACCAATAAGTTGGATTAATCATTTTACCAGTGCTTTGACCGCTTGGGGTGCAATGTTCATCATAATCAACTGTGCGCAATTCAACAGCTAAGTAGGCATCAGCATCTTCAACTTTACAGTTTAAAAGGTTTGCCATCATTTGTTCATCAAATCTAAAATAGCAATCATATTGCCATTCCTCACCTTTTACAAAATCCCATTTGTATTCACCATATTTTTCAAAATGTTTCATACCTGCCCCTTTGTATAATAACTATTAGCACTTGATTTTCTACAATCCCATGTATCTAATAAAACACCATCTTTTAAGCATGTAAAATGTCCATTGATTTGAATTAAATAAGTACCAGTCATAGGAAATTGATCTACTTTTAATTTTCTATTTCTGCTATTTCTCATGGGTTTGTTTTTTGTCCATCCCTTTCTTGTTAAATATTCTTCTACACATTTCCAACTGTTTGGCATGTTTAACATTTCCCAACTTAGATTCAATAAGTCTTGGAAAGTGTGTTTATAGTCTTGATCTAATCCATTTGAAATAGCTCTAATGACACAATCACCTACTAAGTCTTTTTTGTATTTTACAGATTTATACTTTTCTCTACCACCAAATGATTTTTGAAATTTCATGTTTTAACCTCTCTTTTTTTTGGTTTCATGATTCCTGACAATTTAAAAAGAATAATTGACAAATGCAAATTCTTTTTTACACCTCTTTTTATATAATAATTAAATATTTTTATAATATTTATAACACTTTACAAAGGGTTAGTAAAGGGTTAAAACCTTAAATTTTTAGGGGATTGAGGGGGTTTTGCCTTATAATCTTAAATTTTAGGCAAATTGATTTTAAGGGGTCTATTATTAGCGTATTCTTGTCAATTTAAGTTTACATACTTGGATTCAAAAAAATTAAAAAAGTAGCAATTTGGGGCAAATTTGGGATTTTATTGAGGAAGGCAAATTGGGCAAAAAACAGGTTTTTTAACCTATCTTTTATGTATTTTTCAAACCCCATAAAATGCCCCAAACCTAAAATTTTAAAGTTCTTCAAAGCTTAATTGTGTGCTAAAAACATTATAAGCAACTTCTGTAAATTCTAATGCGGACTGTGTAAATCTGACTTCATAACTATAATTAGTACCATCTTCTGAAAAATGAAATGAGTTTAGTTGTCCAACAGTATGTTCAAAAAGTGCTTCAAGTTTACCTTTGTCAGTTGTGTTTAAATGTGTGTAGTTCAAAGTCCAACTGCGCTTTCTGCCAAACTTTTGGGTAGTATAGGCAGTGTTGTTGTAAGCCCTTCTGATATTTATACCATTATAATTTCTGCCATATCTAATGCCTACCTGCGGATTTGTTGCAGGTGTATAATTAGCATTATTAGTGCCTGATCCATCTTCTGCAAACTTTGCGCTAGTTACTGCCATAATATTTCCTTTTAAACTGTTTAAACACTCTAGGCTTCACCAAGCCAAATTCCAGTGACTGTGATTTTACCTATAGTGCGTTTTGTTTCTGTTATTAAAAAACCAACTTCATCACCACCCACATCTTGATTGAAGAAATAACCCACATTAGAATTGAATTGAAATGTGTCACCTACTTCTAAATAATAAAACTTAGGGTCTAACACATCAAACTGAACTACCATTCTTGGTTCACCAAATCTATCAAAATATTTTGTTTTCCAGTCTGAAATACCATTAGTTGCATTAAGCATGTGAAAGTTTATTTCTTGGGTATTTTCATTTGCTAGTGATCCAAAATTGTAATTTGTTCTAGCTGTTGTATTTGTGAAGGTATCAATGTCCTGCCATTTTTCTGTTGCGGGGTGTTGATTATAATTAGCTTTTATTTTAGTTATAACATCACTTATTGGTGACATCTTGAAACTAATATTGTTTATGTCACTTAATTCAAAAACTAAACTGCCACCTGATATACTTGTGGCAGAAAAACCTGTTGGGTGTGGATTGATGTATTTATAATTACCCTGACAATCAGTTCTAAATATAAACTGCCCTTCAAAGGCACATTTGTCAAGTAGTGATTGCAGTGTCTGTATTTCATGTGTGCTGTATTGAACTGTGTAGTTTGATCTTGCACTGTCTACTGTAGACCAGTTTGCAGGTGTAGCAGTAACCCCACCAAACCTATAGACTAAATCTCTGTGCATATCTACAATAGTTGTAATAGCTGAAGAATCCCAACTGGCTGTGTATCCATCAGCGCCACAATAAAGATAATCAA